AGCATTACAAATAAGTGCAAGACGACAACCACCAAAAAGTATGGGTGTTTTTGGTAGTGCTTTTTCTGATATTATTAGAGCAAGATTAGGTCAATTTACTACACCAGGAAGATTCTTTACAGCATTAAGAAGAATATATGCAAAAGCTGCTGAAAGAGTTATGGCTAATGCTTTGCTAAACCCACAAAGTTTAAGAGAATTAATTAATTTAAGAAAATTTAAACCAGGCACAAAAGAAGCTATTGCAATTTTATCTAAATTAGATGGATCAATATTTATTAAAGATAACTTTGAAGATTCAAAACCATTTACTGTTATTGCAAATACATTATTTGGTGATGCTAGAAACAATTAATAACTATGGCTACTACTCAATCTCAAAAAAATTCATTAGATATAATTAAGTTACAAGGCGAAACAAAACTTATTCATCAAAAAATAGACACAATCAAAAACAATCACTTAGCTCACTTAGAAAAAAAGGTTGATAATGTATATAAATTATTGTGGCTTTTAGTAACAATAAGTCTAAGCTCCTTGCTAAACTTCCTCTCAAACATACTAAGTTAAGTACAAATGTTAAAGGAACTATTGGTGAGTATCAAGAAATTGTTAATTTAACTAGGCAAGGTTATTGGGTAGCAAAGGCTTGTGATCCTCAATGTCCATTTGATTTAGTCGCTGTATCTCCTGATGGAGATATACAATTATTAGATATTAAAACTAATACATACAGAAAACATATTAAACCTTACAGAAGAAAAATTTGGCGAACACCTACTGCCAAACAAAAAAAATTAGGCATAAAAATTATAATGGTAGATCATGCAAATGAATAGGGAGCTTTACTATGAATTACTATTTTACAGGTACTCTAATAATACTAATGGTGTTGTTGGCAATATTTGGCAACCCAAGTAACTATTAATGAAAAATATAAAACTATCAGAAAATACAGGAATACAATTACCTGCAAAGAATCTTTTAATGATAGTAGCTGGTGCAGTTGTTGCAACTATTAGTTTTTTTGAATTAGAAAATCGTATTGGTAGTTTAGAAACTAGCAGAGAATTATTTGAAGCTGATTTATTAAAAAAAAGTCAGCAATTACCAACCGATCAAGAACAGTTTATGTTGCTAGAACATATAGCATCACAAGTAGAAAATATCCAAAAAGAAATGGAAACCATGAGAAATAACAATGTCAATATTAATTATGCCATGAAAGATATTGAAAAAATTAAAGAAAATTTAGAACTGCTTAAAGATAAAGTAAGAGCTAATGGGAGTCATTAATGGAACAGATGGTTATAGCATTATTACTTTTAGTTAATAATGAAATTAAAGAAGCAAGATTACAACCAGATTTAAGTACCTGTTTAGCTGGTAAAAGAAAAGCTAACAGACAAGTATCTGATAGCATTGAATATAGATGTATTAAAACAAAAGCAGAATTAGAAACTAATATAGATGGCTCACAATCAATTAAAAAATTGATTATAGAGTAATGAAGAAACCAAACAAGAAACGCAATCCTATTGCTAGACAACTTAAACATTTTAAAAAACAAATAATTAAAAGTAAAAAAATTTACAATAGAAAGAAAACAAATGAATTTAATTGATAAATGCTTATTAAAATTTTTTGGCTATATTGATGATCTTGCAGGAATAATAGAGAGCTTAATATTTCCTAAACCTAAGAAAAAAGTATTTACGATTAAAGGTAAAAAATATGTTTTAAAAAAACGAAAACAAAGGAAGTGTAAAGACTGTCATTGTAACTGTCATTGTAAATCAGATTTTCACCTACATCATTATGATAAAGATGTCTGTGTTTGTGATGCCTGTGCTTGTTAGTTAAAAATTATGCAACTATCTAAACATTTTAAACTAGAAGAATTTACTAAGTCTATGACTGCTACTAGAAAAGGCATCAGTAATGAGCCTGGTTCTGGTGATATTAAAAACTTAGAAAATGTCTGCTATGAAATACTTGAGCCAGTTAGAGCCAAATTTGATAAACCTATTACTGTTACTTCTGGCTATAGATCAGAAGAATTATGCGAAGCTATAGGTAGTAAAAAAACATCACAACATGCAAAAGGTCAGGCAGTAGATTTTGAAATAGCTGGAATACCAAATATCCAAGTAGCTTATTGGTTACAAAACAATGTGGACTTTGACCAGCTAATTTTAGAATTTTACAATCCTGATGATCCTGCTGGTGGTTGGGTTCATGTATCTTACAATGAATCTGGTGCTAACAGAAAACAAGTCTTAACTTATGATGGCAAGAAGTATGAAAATGGATTGCCTGACATGAAGTGGAAAGATGGAAAGGTACAATCATAATGTGGTTAAGTGCTATTAAACTAGCTTTAAATGCTGGTACTCATATTTATAAGAAGAAGCAAGAAACTAAAATGCTTATGGCAGATGCTCAAGCTAAACATGCTTCTAAGATGGCAGATGGACAATTAGAATATTCAGGAAAACTTTTAGAAGCTAGACAATCGGACTGGAAAGACGAAGCAGTTTTGATAATTCTTACTTTGCCAATTTTAGTAATTGCATACGGTGTTTTTAGTGATGACCCAAATGCATCTCAAAAAATAAAAGAGTTCTTTGAACAGTTTCAACAACTTCCATCATGGTTTACTAACTTATGGATTTTAGTTGTAGCTAGTATCTATGGGATTAAAGGCACACAAATATTTAAAGGTAAGAAATGAACATTATAGATAAAATATGTTTAAAGTTTTTTGGTTGGATCGACTCACTTAACGAAAAAATAAATGATGTTTTAACTTTTCAATTTCCAAATTGTAAAGAAAAAGACTGCCCAAAAAAGAAAAAACGTAAATGAAAGTATCAGAAAATTCGGTTATCAGTCTTCCTATTCGGAACCTTTTAGCTTTATGCGCAGCAATTGCGATGGGAATTTTCGCTTACACAGAAATAACAGCTAGGCTAACAAGTTTAGAAACTTCAAGAGAATTACATCAAGCAGATTTATTAAAGAAAAGTGAACAGCTGCCGACTGACCAAGAGCAGTTTATGTTGTTGGAGCATATCGCAACTCAAGTAGAAAATATTCAAAAAGAAATGGAAACAATGAGAAATAATAACGTGAACATTACTTATGCTATGAAAGATATAGAAAAAATTAAAACAAGTCTTGAAGATATAAAAGATAAAGTTAGAGCAAATGGAAATCATTAATGATTGAAACTGTAATAGCTCTTCTTATGATTGTGAATAATGAGATTAAGGAAGCGCGTATTCAAAATGATTTATCTACTTGTTTAAAAGGAAAACGTTTAGCTATGCGTGAAGTTAAAAGTAATTCTAATGTAATCTATTCTTGTGTAAAGACTAAAGCAGAACTTGAGTCAAATATTGATGGCTCTTTATCAATTAAAAAACTTATTGTAGAATAATTATGAGTGATGAAAAGTCAGTAGATTTAACATTTGAAGACGAAGTTAAATTTGATTTAGAAGACAAAAAACCTACTAAACCAAAAGAGTTAACTACTAAAGAAAAAGCAAATGAAATAGTAGATATGCTTATAGCTCAAGCACATACAAAATTAAAATCAGGTGAAGACCTAACAGCATCAGAAATGAAAGTTTGTTTAGATGTTTGTAAAACTTACGGCACAGGTATTCAATCAAATAACGATATAGATATTGTTAGTGAATTACCTTTTGATAACGAAGATAGGAAATTATAATGGTCCCGGCTAAGTTAAAAATTTTTAAGAACTTTTTATATTTAGCTTGGAAACATTTACAATTACCACCACCAACTAAAATACAATATCAAATGGCGGACTATTTACAATATGGTCCTAAGCGTTCTTGTATTCAAGCTTTTAGAGGTGCAGGTAAATCCTGGATTACTTCAGCATTTGCTTGTTGGAATTGGTTAATGGATCCTCAAAAAAATATTTTAGTTGTCTCTGCGTCTAAAACTAGGGCAGATGACTTCTCAACGTTTACTCAAAGATTAATTCATGAGCTGCCTATATTAGAGCATTTAAAACCTAATGACGATCAAAGGTCAAGTAAAGTATCATTTGATGTTGGTCCTGCTAGAGCATCACATGCACCTAGTTGTAAATCAATGGGTATTACCAGTCAACTTACAGGTTCTAGAGCAGATTTAATTATTGCTGATGACGTTGAGTCAGCTAACAACTCTCAAACACAATTAATGAGAGATAGGCTATCAGAAACAATTAAAGAATTTGACTCAATTATTAAACCTGAAATTGGTAGAATTGTATTTTTGGGAACACCACAAACAGAATTATCTATTTATAATCAGTTAGAAGAAAGAGGATTTAAAACTCAAATATGGCCTGCAAGGTTTCCTGAAAGTAAAGCTTTGTTAAATTATGGTCATAAGTTAGCTAAAGAAATTTTAAAAGAAAAAGATAAGTTTAAACCTGGTCAAGCTTTAGATCCAGATAGATTTGATGATGTAGATTTAATGGAAAGAGAAGCGTCTTATGGACGTTCAGGATTTTCATTACAATTTATGTTAGATACAACTTTATCTGATGTAAATAAATACCCACTTAAACTTAATGACTTAATTATTATGTCAGGAGTTTCATCTTGGAAAGAAGCTCCAGGTAAAATACAATGGGCAAATAGCTTAGATCAAATAAAAGCCTTAGATCCAGAAATACCTAATGTTGGATTAAAAGGTGATTACTATGTAGCACCAATGCATGTATCAAGTGATTACTTTCCTTTTCAAGGAGCAGTTATGTCAATCGATCCAGCAGGTAGAGGTGCAGATAGAACAGCTTATGCTATTGTAAAGATGTTAAATGGTATTTTATATTTAACTGATATTGGCTCTTTAGAAGGCGGTTATGAAGAAAAGACTTTAGTAGATTTAGCAAACGCAGCTAAAGCTCAAAATGTGTCTTATGTCACTATTGAAAGTAACTTTGGTGATGGAATGTTTAACAGATTATTAGAACCAATATTAGCACGTATTCATCCGTGTACTATTGAAGAAACTAGAAGTTCAGTTCAAAAAGAAAAAAGAATTATAGATACTTTAGAACCAGTATTTAACTCACATAGACTTGTAGTTGACCAAGAGTTAATTAGGAAAGACTACGAGCTCGATATGCAGCATCAACTATTCTATCAAATGAGTAGATTGACTAGAGATCGATCGTGTTTAAAACATGATGACTTAATAGACGTATTAGCTATGGCTGTGGCGTATTGGACCAATTATTTAGGCCAAGATGTTATACTAGCAGAAAGAGCAGCTAAGAATGAAAGATTATCTATAGAATTAGATCGATTTATGGAACATGCAGTCGGCAAGAAATCAAGCAAGACATCTTGGATATAATAGCCTTTAATGGCTCATAGATGGGCCCAGATTGACGACAAACACCAGACGCTATTAAACCTATACATAAGTGGATTAGATGCTGTATGGAGCTCTAAGCACTGCGTTGATTAATAAATAGGTACACGTATCGGTATGGTGCCCTGGGGGTCAGATACTAAGTATACTATAAGTCTAACTA